GAAGAGACACAAGCTCAATTTGAGTTTGATGTAGCTGGAGACCAACCAAATTTAGAAGCCACTGAGTAATGCCGATATATGTATATCAGTGCTTAAGTTGTCTTGGTGAATGGAAAGAAAATCACGGAATGACAGAAGAAATAGAAGATTGCTTCTGGTGTGATTCTCATAATATTCATCGCAAGCCAACTGAATTTACAAATCTTTCTAAGAAAACCGAACAAAAACAAAAGGTTGGAGATCTAACAAACGAGTTTATAGAAAATTCGAAAGAAGATTTGCTTAAACAAAAAGAGGAGTTAGATAAAAACCGATGATAGAGCTTATATTAACATTATCCGTTATTGTAAATGCATTTTTAGTTTGGTATATTGTACAACTTTTGCGTCGTTTTCTTGTCTTTCAAGAAGACTTGGACGAGTTTGCGATAAAGTTGGAAGAGTACGAGGGACACGTAGAAGTAGTCAATAATCTAGAAAGATTCTATGGAGATGCCACACTTGCCGCTCTCCTAAAGCATTCTAAGGCTATGACAGAGGAATGTAAACAGTTCCAAACTATTTTAGAAACTGAAGATAATGAGGAAGAGGACGAATATGCCGCGCAAGAAGAGTACTAAAAATCATTATTTTACAAAGGTTCACGAGCAAGCAATTATAGATTATTGCAGTAGTGAGTGTCAAAAAGAGCGAAATGAGTTATATAAAGTGTTTATAGGACCAGTTTTCGATGAAATGGTCGATAAAATAGTCTATACTTACAAGTTTACAACGCTTCCTAATATTGATACTCTTCGCGAAGATTGCAAAAATTGGCTTATAACAGTATTAAACAAGTTTGATGCGTCTAAAGGTTCTAAAGCATTTACTTATTTTAGCGTTGTATCTAAAAACTGGTTTATTGCGGAGGTCAAAAAGACTTCTAAAAGAGCCAAACGAGAAATGCATATAGAAGATTATTATTTTTCTGCAGAATCAGCTACTAAAGGCACACAAACCAATAGTGGAATGCAACAACAGCTAATCGTTCACAATACTTATTTAAGCGAGCGTAATAAATTTGAGTTTTTTCAGCATCTGAAAGAAGAAGTAGACGGCTGGAAACAATTACCGCTTCGTGCAAATGAAAGGAAAACAGTATTAGCAATAGAAATTCTTTTTAAGGAGTCTGAAAACATAGAGATTTTTAATAAAAAAGCTATTTACTTATATATACGAGAGATTACAGGTTTGAATACCAAACAAGTTGTAAGCTCTCTCAATAAGATAAGAAAGAGATACGCGGAGTTTAAAAAAGAATGGGACGATCAATAAAAGATTTAGATGCTTTCATAGAAGAGTCGATTAAAAACATCCGAGACGACAGGGATATTACCTCTACCCTCCTAACCAAATTATTTACAGAAATCAACAAAGCAAACGATGCAGATTCACACAAGGATCTTGGTCTTATTGCCGCTAAATATGTTGAAACCCTCCAGCGTTCCAATGAACAACTAGTTAAACTAACAGCTATTCTTGCCAAGAAAACAGATCCTTCTGTCAGCTTATCTGAAAATGATAAGAAAGAACTCTTTGATGTAATACAAGGAGATAAACAATAGATGTCTCGCACACTTAATCGTTATCAAACACAAGCCGATAGTTCGATTACTGATGGTATTCTTGATTCCATTGAAGATCGTGATACTATAGATTTTCTTAGCGATGCTCGTTCCCAATTGAGAGCCACTTTAAAAAGCCATTATGAACCAAACAAATTAAACACACAAAAAGAGTTTACTGCTATTTGCTTGCGTCAAATGAAAAATCTTACCCATGGCAATAAACACACTGTAAGAGTCAAAGCTCGCATACCAGAGCTTCATACTTTATTACCCATCCCAACTGCAAGAGATGATTGGGATCATTTATCAATATATCCAACTTTTTTAGGAGCAGCCAACGATTTTAATCCAAAAATAACTAATAATTCGATATTACCTGGAACTCGTATGACTGTTACATTTGAAAATATGGGCAATTTTTCTGGTCCCTCTATCGTTAGAGTGTTTGGAATAGCTAGCGCTGAAGAACTAGCATCTGAAGCAGCGCGACGAGCCGCCGAAAATGCGCGTTTGGCTGAAGGATGGAATAATATTTATGATGAGTTTGGCGGTGGTGGTGATAGTTGGACCCAATCTGGAATACGTGGAAATCGCGTAGCGAGGCATAAAGGGTATGGACTCAATATAATGAAAGCTTTCCTAGAAAATCTTGGCGCTGCTTCGATATCATATGAATGGGGATCTGACACAAAGCAGTTGATGACAATGCAGCCTGGTACTATAAGTGACACCAAACCGCTTGGCGAACCAAAGTTTCGAGGGTATAGAGAAGCGGCAGGATTTGGTAAGCATTCAAACACCGTACCAGGACAATTTCCAACGAATAATACGAGTGCATTTAATATGCGCCAAAATCTACCCGCCAACTCTGGTGTCTGGTATTTTGAGGACATATCTGGCAAGTGCGGCGGTCCACTTGCTGGTCATAATTCCCACCAAACTGGTATAGATGTAGATCTTTCTTTTCCAATATGTTTTAAAAAAGGCTCCAGTTCGGGAACAAGCGGAAATGAGATGTTTGGCGGCGGAATTGGTCCAGGTTGGAATGAGCCAGAAGCCAAAAGATTTAATGTACAAAATATAGCATACAAGGAAGGCGGCGCTGGCTCGTGGAGGTTTGTGACACAAGGATCCAGAAAAAAAGATATTAGTAAATATATTCAGTGGAGACAATGTGCTGAATTTCTGGCATGGTGTGCGAAGAGTGGACTAGTACACGGTGCTTATTGGCATAAAACTTATATAAGAGAGCTTAAGAGAATGGTTGAGAAGGCGAAGCCTTGGGAAATACCGATGGGCTTAAGAACGCCCGTGTCCTCCACGCACACACAAGGGCATAATGAATTTCTTGGAAATGAAGAAATCTGGGGTAATGATCCTGTTATATTTAATAAAATATTTGGTGGCACTGACGCATCGGGTAAAAATTGGCAGTATATTCGAATGCTGCGTCACGTGGATGGACATGAAAATCATTTTCACATTAGATTAGCCGCAAAGAATGTCCCGCACGATGCTGGCGCCGCCCTCCAAGGAAAAGGCAAGACAGCCTCCGGCGGTCCAATATTTGCAGGGTGTTAATTAAATGTGTTTAAATATTATAAAAACAAAAGAAAAAGGAGTTAGATAAAGTGGCAGTATTTATTCAAGCATATGCAGAAAAAATTATCAACTCAAACAATAAATTAAAAGTAACCTTTAAATTATCCAGCGACAAAGGTGACGCTGGCATAAGCACTTGGGAACATAATAGAAAAACATACACTTTCCCAGAATCAGAAGGAAACTTCCGTGATTCGGCTACAAAAGAAATATTTGCAAATCCTGATGCATCACCAAATAACATTACCAAACAAGAGTTTTATAACGATATAGTAATATATACTCTCGGTCTAGATCTTGCAACTATTGATGCCACGGCACTTACATCTTATTATAATAATAAGTTGTCCATGTCGGAAGAAGAAATAATTAATTACCTTAACACTCAAAGCGCGTTTCCAAACCCACAACCATTGGCGGGAACTGATGCATTACCCAACACAGCTCAAAGCGAGCAATTTCTAGCACAACAAGCCAAAGCAGCTACTGAGCGTGAAGCAGCTGCAAGGAGAGATCCGAACGTAGCCGCCGCCCTAGATATAAATAATACCAGTCGTCCAACAGCCGGTGGGCAAAAGCCGGTGATAAATAATAATATTTCCGAATTTGATACAAATACACTTGCGGGTCAAACAGCAGATAATCAATCACGATTAAAAGGGGCGTGGAATTATGCTGGTGATGGAACACGAGACGTAAAAATAGAGCCACGACCAGAATTATTAGCAAACCCTGGCGATGGTATATTAGAAGCTAAGTATGCCAATTCTGCTCTTATATGCTCTACCGATGAGATAATGGGTCGCAGATCACACACAGGAGCAGGCGCGTGCTATTTAGTGGCGGGAAGAAGCCCACATGAAGCTACTTATGAAGCAGGAACTCTTCACACAGACCGCGTACCTGACGAATTCGAAACAATAACAGGATTAGCAAGAAAACCACTCAATCTAGTTGAAGATGCAGCTTATATATACGTATCTCAAAAGTCTGATCCTGATACTTTATTAAAGATTTCTGGGGGCACCTATACTAAGCTAGGAGGAAGCAGATCTGGACTTTCTCTCGCAGCTATAAAAGCTGACGATGTAGTAGTTATGTCACGCAAAACTGGTATACGACTTATAACTGGTGGGGGTAGCTACTCCCCCGATAAAATGGATTCCCAAGGTGGTGAAACTAAAAGTACTTTTGGAGTCGAAATTATAGCTGGAAATAATGCCGAAGGGCTGCAGCCTATGGTATTAGGCACAAACTTAAAAGTATATTTAACAAATTTATCCAAAAGTGTTGATAGATTAAGGGCTGTAGTATACTCCTTCATCACAAGCCAGCTAGATTATAATGCAGTTATAGCCAAACATCAGCATTATGACCCCTTTGCAATATTTTTAGGTGCTAGCTCTACAGGCAATCCTCTAGGGTTTAATGGCGGCAAAAACTATATTTCTCCATCTGTGTTAGAAGCAGGAGTGAAATCGATTTTAGAAAATGCGCAAATGCAAGCAAACACTATAACTCAAATTCAGCAAAGGGTTGGAAATGATGGCAATGGGCTATCACCCGGCGAGGGTTATATTTTAAGCCAAAAAAACAAAGTTAACTAAAGAGTAATTTATATGTCTAATTTAAATAATTTATACCCGAGAGTAACACGTATACCTCTTGATAAAAGAAAAATATGGTTTGATAAACTCCAGACCGCTGCAACTCTCCAAGAAATAACAGATTTCAGTATCGGTGGTCTTAAGCCTTGGAATAAATTTGTTTTCTTTGGTACCAGTGAAACATTAGCAAGGTATTTTTCAACAGCTAGTACTACAGGTTTAGGTTCGACTTTAAACCCTGAAGAACACGGACTCCATTCGCATATCAATGTTACATCCAAGGCAGATGATTTGGCTATATATTGGTTTGGGCAAGTCACTATTCCAGGCACCGCAACCCCATCGTATACTGATATAAATACAGAAGTTGCAAAAGCAGCAAAAGCACGTCTTTTGGCATCAAATATGTTGTCGCCAAAAGCAAACAACTATTTCGCTGCAAATTCAGCGGCGTGGGAAGAGGTATTTGCTGATCATATAGTGCTTAAATATCAATTATCTGGCACGCGGATATGGGCTTATTCCGCATGGATACCTCTTAATATGATAACAACCATTGGCAATCCTACGGTGATAATTGGAAATAGTCCCGAGGAGATAGCCAAAGCAAGTGAGAATAGGTCTGATTTTACCGATGTTCATACGGGAAATACTAGTTTGGTAAAGCCATTCAGTGGACCGGATCCCGACTCGCCATTTAGTCATAGCGCACCTGAAGAACAGCGCACCCGAACAGGTAGTATTAGAGAAGTAGTTATTCAAGGTGGCGATCTTGCTTCATATGCAGCTGTTATTAAACGAGTATTGTCTGTTTTGGATAACAGAATAAAACACTATGATATTAAGTTTGATCGCCCTTTTGATGCAGCTGTTTTATCGAATCAGTTTTCTATTTTAGAACAAAAGGTCAGAGAGTATATAAGCGCCGCTGGCTGGACGTGGGATCCTACGAAAAAAGTTAAATTTTATTTTGATATGGATTATAGTACAGAAAGTCTTCAGATTCTTGCATGGAGGGGCACCAACCAGAACTCGCCAGCGCCTCCGGACATAGACCGGTCATACTTCACCCCACAAATGAATTCTCTTATTTTTTCTTCTATTGCGTTATACAATAAATATATTAATAGCTTTGCACTTCGCACCGATGCTTTTAGGGGATTAATATCAGCAGACGAAGTACGTCATTTTTTAAATACATATATTTATCCCAAACCTAGTTTAGTCACCGCAGAATTTACTCGTGGGTTTGTTGAAAAATTTATTTTAGGAGATGCTCGTTTATTGGATGACGAGTATTTTAAAAATTATAATGTTTCAGCAGAAGACATGCCTTTTGCATTTAAGCAAAGTATGGATGAACAAGTTGAGCGACAATATGAAGTCATTGGAGATTTTTTAGGCGACAAGTGGCTCCGTGGCGAGTTTAAAGAAATAAACAGTTTTGATGATCTATATGAACAACTACTAGACAATATCGATATTAAAGAAGTAACAGCAATTGCAGTCAAGTGTCTTTTTAAAATGTTGCCAATCGAAGATACTATGGACAAAATATGTAAACCAGTGCTGGATGAATTTGATGATCATAAAGAAGATATCATTTCTGCATTGGAAAAGATGGAGGATGATACTATCGCCAAAGATCTTGCTAAAGAGCTGGCAAATTTATATTTTAAACAATTAGATCAAACATTGGACACCGCCGCAGAAACGTTTTATGAGTTTGCTGTTAATTTAGATGACTTGTTAAAGGAATGTAACGACATTGTAACTTGGTGGAAGGCTTCAAGTATAAAAGAAATGATGAAACAAATCAACAGGGAGGTAAAAATTCTTCTGAAGGGGTATATTAGACTTCATGAAGATATAGCCAGTTATGCTGAGCGTTACAACGCTCTATACGAGGCACATGCAAAACTCGATGAAAGAATGGTACCATTTCAAACGCTTGGTAAAGTGCCACCGAATCAACAATCGTTATTAGATGATTATAAAGAAGAACTAGGAATTCTTGACGAAGAAAAAACCAAACGCGAAAACGTACAAAAGAACATAGAGCACCAGCTAAGGCTTTATAATTTTTTGTTTCCATTGGTATATCCGGAAGACCTACCAGAACCCGCAGTTACCGCCAACTCCGAAGTTAACACTGCGCTCGATCCATTACAGATACTAAAGACAAAATTAGAATTGGATATTAATACAAGTGGGTTTACCTATATTATTATGGATTTGATTAATGTAAATCCGTATATAACAACCACTGAACAAACAGAACTTTTTTCTGCAATCACAAGTACACGCTGGGTTGTGAGAAACGAAGGCGCCAAAGATTACTGGAACACAGGACCATCACAGCAAAACTCAATCGCAAGATTAAAAGCTTTTTCTGACAGTTCCAATCAGGGTTTTTTCCACACAACGGCAATACCGTCATTCACCATCCAGCCGGGTGAGGATACGAAAGATCTAATCAGTAATGCTGCATTTGCTCCCTTCTCCCAACAGTATCCAGAGTGGGCTGTCGGCACTGACGCGAAAAAAGCAGAGTTTAAACAAGCTCTTAGCGGTCCTCGGGCTATATTTGAATATATACATTATTTGAACAGTGAAGATGTGGATTCAAGACCTAACGCTACCGATACTGGCGAGAAGCTTTTTAGTTTTGGAAAAGACGTCGCGAGAGCCACCCTTGACAAAATATGGAATAACCCAAAAAAGAGATATAGACTTTGTATTGCCATATATTCCACCATTGGCTCTGCCGCTTACTTGCTTTACCAAGCACTAGCTGATTGGAAAGGCACCCAGCGATTTATCGAAGATCAAGCCGCAGTGATAGGTAAAGCAATCAGCAGGCGCTGGACACTTGCGACAGCTTTTATAGATTATCCTTATATGGACATATTAGGAGAAATGGTAGATTCTCTTGTTTTGTTAGGGAAAAACTTAGGAAGAGATTTAATTTTAAATGGAATAATGTGGGTATTAGACCAAATTCGTGAACAGTGTTCTGACGAGGATAAGATTGACACACCGTACAGCCCTTTAGGAGTCGTTGATTTATCAGATTTTATGATTGCTTCTAAAGGCGCCCCCGGTGCCGCAAATCCTGCAGGAAAAAGAAGTTTAAAAGACACTGGAGCTTGGAGTCTTATAGTATCGCATGCTCCTGATATAACATCCTCCCAATTTAAAACGATATTAGATACAGTATCAGCAGCATATACTATAAAAGAGATGTGTTCTCTCGTTAACGGCACGGCTTCTGTGCATTTATATGTTAAAGCCGAGAAAATATTAAACTCTATAGAATCTATCAAAGGTACACAATTTTCTAAATTATATGCTAATAGCACAGGTATTAAGATATTTTTTGCAGCATTATCAAAAGACATTGACCCTGTTTTTTGCGCTCGCGCAATTGAGAATTATGAAAAAGAAAAAACAAAATTATTAGAAATATGTTTTACTAAAGACTATTCTGAATTAGAAAAAATATTATGCAAAGATATTCCACCGGAAGAATGTTTAAAACGCCTGTCTACGAAGGCTCAAATACCAGGATCTTTATTAGAAAAATTATCTGGAGATCTGGCTGTACTTTCAACTGCGCGACCATCATTAGACCCCTGCGCTAATGGCAATACTGAGCTTGACCCTTCTCAGAAACATAGTTCTGATACTGTTGGTAATTCTATTTTTGGCGCCTTGCAGACTGTATTTGAGTCAGATATAGCCAGAATAAAAGACATATATTTAGATTCAACTACATCATATGGAGAAATTTCCAGACACAATCACAAAATGCGCCAATTACAATCCCAGAGTATTTTGCCTTCAATGTTTCAAGATGATGATATTAAGAATGATGCAGTAAAGGGCGCCCCCAAAACATCTAGCAATACCAAAGTTGCATTAAAAATATTAGAAAATGTATCCGGTCAAATACCAAAGATGAAGTTTGAACGAAAACCTAGCTCAATAAATCCAGATTCTGCAGATGTATCAGATTCTTATTTATATTTTAAAAAAGAGCTTGGTGCTTTCGAAAGAGTCATAGAATTTAGATATAACTCACCAAGTGATTCTAAAAATACAAATATTGATGTTTTCCACAAGGTGGGAGAACAAGCTGTTGGAGGCGAACCAGGCGCACCAGCACTAAAATTAATGGCTACATATTCTGCCGATAAATATGAATTCATAGAAAAAGCTAGTGATCGAAAGCCAGAAAAAATCTTATTTGATCCTTCTAGTGGCATAGTCACAACACAACCAAGTTATTACACCCCCTTAAAGAAAGGAATTGGAAGCTTTGCGTTAGACCCAAACAATGATTTTTATTTATCACTGTTGAATAGTATATTTCAAGATTTATTTGCCACTAGCTTTAAAACAGGACTATTCAATAAAGACGAATTCAACAAACTTCGTTTAAACAAGCATGCTGAACTAGAACATTGCTTTTTTGGCTTTATGAACAAAACAGTTTTAAATGAACAAATGCAAAATTTAGCAAACAAGCTAAAATGTTATAATCCGTCTAATCCAGCGCAGGGACCAGTCAATGTGGCAACTATCAAAATTGCTTTAGATTGCTTAATTAGAGTTATAACTGTAAAAGAATTAATGAAATCTTTGTTTGTATATGGTATATTCCCAACAGAATTATTAAACGACAATGAAGCTTCTTTCTACGATCAATTTATAAATGCAGAAATTGAACAAAGTATCTCTCGCCATATGGGAGTCGCAGGCGGCACCGAAAAAATCGCAGCATATACAAATAATTTTTTCAACAATGTCGTTAAAGAATTCATCACTGATATGATGAGAATTATTTATCAAGATGAGAGTATGACTGAAAAAGAAGCATATCAAATATTAAAAAACAAACAGATAGAATTTGTTAAATATCTAATGATACAAACAGTATCTAATAATCTATCAGCATCAGTTACCAATGTATCAGAATACCAAATGTTAAAAGATGCTCTTAATCCTGCACTCGAAGGCACTGATGCATATATGGAACTAGAAAAAGTATCCTACGTTGACAAAGTGCAAGCATTGCAAAATGATTATCTTACTTTATGGGCGAATTCTTATGATGCAGCCGGTGGAGATTCTGAAGTCGGTAGTCCGATGACAGAAATCAAATGGGCTACAGATCCTGATTTCGTTGGAGTTAATCCTTCTTCTCTTCCTACAATTTCTAGGACGTTTAATGCACATGATGAAGCATGGCTTGAATATTATGATTATGAAAGTCTGAAAAAAGAAAAAACAACCGTGTTAAATGATATATTGCAAGGCATAAACGATGGTATTGTTTTAGAAAAAATGATAGAGATAAAATATAACCATGATTTTGCTTCTGATAAAGTTAAAACAGATCTAGAAGCGCTTTTTTTGCTCTTGGGGAGCGCCAGTATAATGAACTCAAAAGGCGCTAGAAAATGGCTAAAACAAGCTTTATACCAGACAAAGATGATTATGTTTTTTCCTCAACTAAAGAGAATAATTGATAGTTTAGATTTAAACCATGACGATTCAGGCGCATTATGGAACAAATATGTCATATGGGGTAAAAAAACAGTCACCGACGACGAGTTAAACTCAGCACAAGTAGATGCAATTACCACCGGGATGTTACTTTTCCAACAGTTTTATAAATTTAATTTTAATGAATATTCCAAAGAGGATGAAACACTTCTTGACGATGTAGATTTAAGACAAGATATAGATTGGGCACTAACAGGCAAATATTATTTAAATGACTTTGAACATTTAATTAGTTCTTTTGAATATCCAACTGGCGAGAATCTAACTGATCGTTCAGATCAAGAAATTAAAAATATAGTATATAATGCTTATTCTCCAGGGGTTTCTTTTGGGGAGACCGGTGGCACCTATGTACATACTGCATTAAGTGACTTATATTCTTTTTTTATGGCTAGCGATTCTGGACCTTACTCAAAGAAAATATTTAAACACTTTTTTCATGAAACTTGGGGTGATACTGGACAAACGTTTGTTCAATGGATGACGCAAGGCGCAATTAAAAATATTTTCAATATTAATACTGTCATAAGATTAAATGGCTATGTTGAATCAAATCCAGAAATGGCTGCTTCTTATGAATCTGATGTGTTTAATCCATCCTTGGCAAACAACCAATCTGTCGGGGCTATTAAATCTAAAAAAACCATTCTAGAAGAAAAAATAGGACTAGTCAATTTTAACAGCATTTTAACACCAGCCCCTAAAAAATATATATGTTTTCCTGTTTTTGAAATAAAGGAAGCAATACCAGATCATTTGACTTGGTATGATTTCTTTTTAAATATTGATAAAAACAAATATCTTCTTGATAGTTTTTATGAAACCTTGGGTACCACAAATTCCAATTGGGAAGTTAATGATATTTTGTTTCCATCAAACTCGCAGCGTAACGATATTTTTGATTATTTCTATAGATTTAAAAACTATGGCGGTGTCGATATTAATCAAATCAAGAAGAAGTTTGTAACTAGATATGCATCAACGTATGTGTGGAGTATTCGCCAATATCGCGTTTCTAAAGAAGAAATCTTAGCCCACGTTGCTCACGGCGCAGCAGCCAACCTGGACGGCAGCGAATATAATTTGGCAGGTACTTCATTGTGGTTTGGTAATCCAAACTGGAAATATTATGATGAAGAAAAACCGTATAACGGAGCTTTTGCATACTTAACAGATGCTTCTTTGGCTTCTTTAACAGGCGATCACGAATATTTTGTTACACCTGGCTCTGGTGAACTCAATGATGTAGGTAAAGAGTCTTTGCCTTTAGCCAACACATATCACGTTCCAAAGGGCTTATGGTCTGACGGAAATTTGGTAGATCCTATTGAGGGAACCTATAATTGGTCGCACGAAGGATATCAGGGTCCACGCCGAGTAGCCGTTGGTGAGTGGGATGTAAAAGACACTCAAACTGGAAAAGTCGTTGCAAAAGGCGCCAAAAAATTCATTGCCATCCGCGAAACTATATTTGGTCCAGATGGACCCGACGGCACTGAAGTTGGCGGCTATTCCGTTGATATGGGTTGTTGGTTTATGCCCCATGGTACATCAGATTGGAAAACAGCTCGAAAAAAAGAAACTGAAATAATGATGAAGGCATTACCTGGTGCAACATTTAATCCTGCCTATCAGACAGGCTGGGGGGATGACAACAGTTGGAGCTTTGATGCCAGTAAGCCAACTTACCCTGAGCTTTGGTTCTTCTATCCACAGAGATCCCCATCAACCTGGAGTTGGGCGCACTACTGGGACACAAACGATGGTGATGAACTGTGGCATTGGGAACCTCACCTGGGTGGAGCCAAAATGTGGCTTCCCGAGCGAGGAGAATATGGTCATAGAAAACTTTGGGCAGGACATCCCTGGTCAGAATTTGGGAGTAAAGGAGACTACGGTTGGTATAGCGGAAACGAAAAAAAAGTAACTTATGAGGAGAAAAAAGGTGTCATCCAGACCGGCGAATTCGCCGGTCAACAGTACGAATACACAGTAGAACACGTCGGCTGGGATGATCTGGAACATTACCACGAGGACCGCCCAAGAAAAGAAGGCGATCATTATGGACATCCGTCTGGCGCAAAAACTGGCAAATTTGCCACACCCTTTACAGGTTCTGCCCCCGGAAAGGACATAAATGATTTAGGTGTATTTGAACCCGATCAACATAATACAAGTGGATTTACTTGGCATAGCGGTCCTGCTTACGGTGGATTATCGACATCGACAAAACAAGTTGAAGAGATAAACCTAAATCCAGCCGCTAAAATACCAAATGCATATGAGATGTTTGCTGGTATGTTAAACAGCACAGCAGCAGGAGCAACAGAAAATCCGGATAAAGTATACTTTAATCTTTTATTAAAATCTTTCTTCATCAAAGAACAAACGACAATGATAGCGTTAATGCATAAACTATTAGCAGAACAATATTATCCTCGTTTGGAAACCGCTTTTGATGCTTCGATTGCAGCTGCAACTAAAGTGTTGATGACAGCAGTAGCTACTGCAAACGGCGACTATGCATTCAAAACTCCAAATAATAAAAGTGGCAATTCTGGTTTTGATTTTCCAGATGTAGATCTTGGTGCAATTGCCGGTGAGATACTAAAAATGTTTGTGGTATCGATGGCTAACACTGTCGACCCAACTTGGAAAACAGATTATTTCCAGCCAGGACCATTTACGCCATTTGGATTTGCGGCTAAGGCACTAGTAGCCAATCCTGACGCTTTCAAATCGTCGCCAGAAACAGCCACGCAAAAATATCTGCCTCCTTATTGTCAAGATGAAGCTGCAGAAGCATCCCTTAAAGACCAAGCAGAGTTCTTTAACGTCGATGCCGATTCGGAAAAAACCTAATGATAAAAATAGCTTCTTTGGCAATAGCTAAAATTATTATACAATCTAATTATAAGAAAAGGGAAACCTAAAAATGGCATATGGATATTCAGCAGAGTTGCCTATTCGAAGAGATAATGAAGATGGGTTTTATGTTTTAACCAAGACAATTGTCAGTAATATAAAACAAAACTTTAAAAATTTGCTGTTAACTGTGCCTGGAGAAAGGGTTATGGTGCCTGACTTTGGCGCCGGTCTAAGAAGATATTTGTTTCACAACAACTCGCCCGATTTACATTCAGAGATAACTGATAGAATTCGCACACAAGTAGAGACATATATGCCCTTTCTAATAATCAACACCATTAATTTTCAAGAAAGTAGAGAAGCAAGGAATGGCACAAATAAATTATACATTAGTATATCCTATGCTATACCTTCATTAAAAATACAAGACACTCTTACGGTTGTTTAAGACGCGGAAATAAATATATATGACAAAAATAAATAAACCAATAATCAATTATACTGGAAAAGATTTTGCTAGCATTAAAGAGCAATTAGTCAATTATGCACAAAAGTATTATCCTGAAACGTTTAGAGATTTTAGCGATGCGTCTTTTGGCTCTTTAATGCTGGATTTGGTTTCTTATGTTGGAGATATTAATTCTTTTTACACTGATTATCAAGCAAATGAATCTTATTTAGATACAGCAATGGAGTTTAATAATGTATTAAGATTAGCCAAGCATATGGGATACAAATATAAACCCAATGCCTCTTCTTTTGGATACGCTAGTTTTTTTGTTACAATACCTTCTTTATCAAACAGCACTGCGCCAGATTATTCTTACGCGCCTATACTAAAGAAAGGCTCTTTGTTCGCTAGTACAACCGGCGTAATGTTTACTTTGGCTTCCGATGTTGATTTCGCAAATACTAGCGATGCTGTTTTAGTAGCGGATAGCAACACTGATGGTACCGCGCCCACAGATTATGCTTTAAAGGCAAAGGGAGTCGTTGTTTCCGGACAATTATTTTCAAAGACATTCACGGTGGAATCATATGAAAAGTTTCTTAAACTAGAAATATTTGATAGTGAACTGACAGAAATAGTTTCTGTTATGGATGCTAGCGGCAATAATTATTATGAAGTCGATTATTTATCACAAGACGTCATTTATGTACCGGTAATCAACACCAAGGACAATAGAGAGTTTTCAAAAAATATTTTAAAACCTATTTCCGTCCCAAGACGGTTTGTAGTGAATCACGAACAGCTATCAACAATCCTACAGTTTGGCTATGGAACAGAAGACAACGAAGAAAAAGTATTAGAACCTGCTACGGTATTGTTAGATGTTTTTGGTAAGAAACATATTACTGACAAATCCTTTGACCCATCAGTATTAACAAAAACAACCAAGTTGGGTATTGTTCCATCGGACACGACAGTTACTGTTATTTATAGAAGAAATACCACAAGAGATGTCAATGTGCCAGTTAACCAACTAACTTCCAAAATCCAACCGCTTTTTAAGTTTTTGAATGAAAACACTTTACAAACCAGCTTAAAAGCTCAAACCATTAATAGTTTAGAGCTTACAAATGAAAAAGTTATAACCGGCGATGAAAAAGTAATGTCATCGGAAGAGCTAAAGATAAGAGCTAATGGAACCTATGCCGCACAAAATCGGGCAGTTACTAAAGATGATTACGTTAACTTGTGTTATAATATGCCTTCAAACTTTGGTCAAATAAGAAAAGCCACCTTGGTAAAAGACCCAACATCCTTTAATGGGAAAAATTTAAATCTATATGTGATATCTTCTGATAAAGCTGGTTTGTTAACAACGACCAATAACATTATCAAGCAAAATTTAAGAACGTGGATAAATAGATATAAAATGATTGGAGATACCATTGATATATTAGATGCTAAAATAATCAACCTTAAAATTGACTTTTCTGTCGTTGGTTTTGCAAACGTTAGCAAATTTGATGTTATTGATGATTGTTTGTCAACGCTAACAGCATATTTTACAGGTAGATATTTTGATATTGCCGAGCCATTCAAAATAACCGACATTTACAAAATACTAAACAGTATACCTTCTGTAGTTGATACAAAGATGGTTGAGGTGTCGCCGGTAATAGGAAGTGGCTATTCAAGCTATAATATCTCTTACGAACAACTAATAACTTATGATGGACGATATTTGGTACCCCCTGAAAATGCACTATTTGAAATTAAATTTCCAAGTAGCGATATTACTGGAGAGATAGTTTAATGAGTGTTAAGCGTTATAAACCTACAAAAGATAATACCATCACAAACGCATACAAAGCTAACTTAACTGTGCGTGGCGTTAGTGGGAATATGGGTCAATCTGATATTTTAGAGGCTTTTCATATATATGGTCAGACAGCCGCCTCCTCACAAGAAAATGCTAGAATATTACTGCAATTCGACACTAGTCAAATTTCAACAGATAGAACAGCGGGAATATTACCTGATTCTGGAAGTGTAAGCTTTTTTTTGAAATTATACGACGCAGAACATACCCAAACAACACCAAAAAGTTTTACTATAGTCGCTAGTGCGGTATCACAATCCTGGGATGAAGGTCTCGGCTTGGATATGGAAAACTATACCGATGAAGATTCATCCAATTGGCTTTATGCAACAGACACTAAAGTAGCAGCCAGTGCCTCAATAACAGTTAGAGCAAACACCGCAGCAAACAGCATTAAGCTTACGGGATCGAGTGGAGAATACAAGTTTATCTCAATTGATGATTCTACTCCAGCACCGAATTATTTTCATATTGGTGCTGATACTGATGCTTGTGCTACAAATATCGTAACGATAATTAATGAATCAGCCAGCGCAGATTTTAGCGCTAATTCTATTGATTCTGTTGTATATCTTACGGCTTCTACCGCTGGCTCGGATGCTAATTCTAATTGTTTAACTTCTAGCGCCCAAGCTGTATTCGATGTAACTGGAAGTACGAATGCCACTGAAAACGGATTAAGTGGTACACTCGCTGGAGGGTTCAATTTTACCAAATGGGTAGCTGAAGGTGGGGATTATATCACTGGTTCAAATTCTGCCCCTGCAGAATATACTTTTACCCAGTCCTTCGATACAGGTTATGAAGATTTAGAAATTGACGTTAGTCATTTGGTTGAAGATTGGTTGAAAGGCTTTAGTGGAGGAGGAATAGAAAACAATGGCTTTGGAATAAGATTAACCGATTCGGTTGAATCAGCTACTGATTCTTATTATACTAAAATGTTTTTTGCCCGAGGTTCACAGTTTTTCTTTAAGAAGCCCGTATTAGAAGCAAGGTGGGATAGTAGTAAAAAAGATAATAGAGGAAGCTTTTATTTAAGTTCTTCTTTGGTGCCTGCTGAAGATAACTTAATGAAACTATATCTTTATAATATAGTAAAAGGCAACTTGACAGATATACCAGCAATAGGCACTGGTGATATTTATGTTAGTGTTTACAGCGGCAGCAGCGCTCCAATTGGAGATAAGCTGTATTTGCCTATTGGCGGTGGTACCGTTGCAACTGGACATGTTAACACTACAGCATCTTGGGTAGAAACTGGGATTTATTCTGCATCTTTTACATATGCCTCCTCAAGTATCACAAAAATATATGATGTTTGGCACTTTGGTGCAGGCGGCGCCGCCGATTCTACACAATACCATACAGGCTCAGCGGTGACAGTAAAAACGTTTGATAGCCAAAATTATAATTTTGATCAAAAATATGTATCAAAAATTACAAATTTAAGACCATATTATTCTAACCAAGAAACAGTGAGATTCAGATTATATACGAGACAAAAAGATTGGTCTCCAACTAATTATACAGTAGCAACTTCAAATATAGATACTTCAATAGTTGAAGACGTTTATTATAAAATAGCTAGAATACCTGATAATTTGTCGGTTGTAGCATATGGCACCGGTTCAGTAAACCATACAAGGTTGTCATATGATGTTAGTGGAAGTTATTTTGATTTCAAAATGAATATGCTGGACAATGATACAGCATATGAAATAAGCTTTGTATATTTAATAAATGGCAATTATGTCGAGCAACCTGATAAATTTAGATTTAGAGTAGAGTAATTATGTCTTTAAAAAACTTATTTAGCGAAACTAAAAACCTGCAGTCTGCAGAACCTGTATCCAAAGAAAATTTTAAAGACGAAGTAGAATCATTTGATTACGCGCATGCTATCAATAAGCGTAATGAAAGATTTAATGCTACAGAGAACTTTAAACATCCATACACATTTGCCCGTTTTGGTTCAGCCGAAAAATATTATGAAGACACAATTTCAAATATATACAATAGCTATCCTTATGATGGCTCTTTAAAAGAAAAAGTATTATGGGAAGTATCCGCTTCTCTTTTAGATTTATATATTTTAGAAAATGGATACCCCCGCACCACAGGATATGCCAACTTCTTAACTCCTGTTGCAACAAGCGGCGAAGAAGCTGACTTCTATCCACCATCTGGTGATGATGAATATGTTTTAGCTAAAGGTGGTCCCCATCCGGGTTCAGGCGCCACTCCTTATTATAATCGAATACTTGATGATGTTGTCTATCGTAAAGACGCTAATATATACGATCTTTCAGAAAATCGTGAAAACAACTTAAAAATCGATGGTACAGATGGAAACACTGTAGAATTTTGGCTCAAAAAGGACGCCTATGTAGCTGGTCAAGACTATTTTGAGTTTATTTTTGATACTCACGTAACCGGCACAGTACGCACTGATGATGATTATGGTCGTTTATCTGTTGCTTTGGCAACCCCGGATACATTTGGCAATAGTGATGATCAAGCAATATTGGTTGCATATGGTTCAGGCTCCGTACACATTAATAAATATTTAGGGTCTAGTGCATTAACAACTGACTCCATAGCTGATGGCAATTGGCACCATTACGCTGTTAGGATGAAAACATCGGGCAGTAGTACTGTATTTGATTTATTTGTGGATGGCGTACACAATGACACGGCTACTGACAATGCTACTATCGATTATGTTAGCGGCGCCATTATTGCAACAGTCGGCGCCCAAGCAGCCCCGTTTTATGACAATACAGCTAATCGCGGCTCACGCGGCTGGTCTAAGCTCTCTGGCTCTTTAGATGAGGTTCGTTATTGGAAAACTTGGCGAACATCTAAAAAAATCCAAAGATACTGGTTTGACCAAGTAGGCGGCGGCACAAACACAGACACATCAAACACCCAACTGGGTGTTTATTATAAGTTTAATGAAGGCATTACACAAACAGCGTCAATCGATTCAAACGTTTTAGATTATTCTGGTCGTGTGTCAAACGGCACGTGGACCGGCTATGGAACTAACTCTAGAAATACCGGCTCTGCTATACTAGAATCTGCAAAAAGCGTAGTTGAGTTTAAAGATCCCATTATTTATTCTAACCATCCTGATGTTTTGGCATATACCAGAGAAATGAAAACAACTGGTAGTGTATATGATTTAACTAATGCCAATTCTTTGATTTCTTTTATGCCTAACTGGATTATAGAAGAAAACCAAACTGATAAAGATATACTAAACAAGGATCATCTTTGGAATCTATTGCAGATAATCGCAAGCTATTTTGACGAAGCTTCTGTATTATTAGAAAACTTACCACAGCTAACTCATAAAAAATATTATTCTGGGGATGCAGTGCCACCTCCTTTTGTTAAAAAGTCTTTAGACTCTAATGGGTTCTTAGTCCCTGATATATTCATCAATGCAGAACTTTTGGAAAGATTTGAAAATCGCGATGACGTGGTTAAATATGAAAGCACACTCCAAGAAATAAAAAACATTATATATCAAAATATCTATAATAATTTAGATTTTATCTATAAGTCAAAAGGCACCCAAAAAGCTTTTAGAAATCTTTTTCATTGTTTTGGATTTGGAGATAATATACTGAATTTTAATATTTATGGAGATAATAGCACTTATAAACTAGAAGATAATTTAAAGTTTACATCAAAAATAAAAAACTATATTAATCACAATGATATAGGCAATAACGACGCATCAGTTTATCAATACAAAATCGACTCAAATGCAACCTCCTATATCTCTGGCTCTGGGCGAACTAATAATACTTTAGAAAACGCAGGCTTGGCTTTCACTTTGGAAAGCAATGTTCTTCTCCCAAATCGAGTGACACAAGCAGAATATTCAACAGTAAAATTAGCTCATAACGACTATGTAGCTAACTTATATCCTTTACATACAGTCTCGTCATTGTTTGGTATGCATAGCGCCAATGGCACCGAAAATGATTTAACTTGGGCAACAAACGACTATGCCAACTTTCAAGTAACAACGGTTAAAGATGGTAAATATTCTTCAAATGCTTATTTTAAATTAACTGGTACAACAGGAGGCTTCATCCCTGAATTAACTTCATCTTTATTTGAAGATGTATATGATGATCAATTATGGACGGTTTCCGTAGCAGTAGAACCAATTAAATACCCCCTTGTCAATCAAGTGTCTGGCGCAGCATCTACGTACTATAGTGCTTTTAGCACCACAGCGTTAACTTTTACTGGTCCCAATGATGGCACCAACGAATATTTGGAAATAGCGGATGCTGATGCCTTTAGCTTTGATGATGGCTCTGGAGAGGGATTTAGTGTAAGTTTTTGGTTTAATAGGGATGATGCAGCTGCCGGAACGCAATACTTTTTAGAAAAATCCGGAGAATATATAATTTATAGTCAGTATATTGGTTCTCCTAGCGCTGATGTGCAACAAAATTTAAAATTAATTTTGTATGACGGTACCGGCGGAGGTGGCTATGAACAAGTTATAATCCCAATAAGAACTACATATGGTTTTAATGGACCACATAGTACTTGGGAACATGTGGTTTTTACTTACGACGGTCGCGGCGGTTCCTCTGCTTCTGATGGTATATCAATATATGTTAATGGCGTAGACAAAACTTCTTCTCTTACTAAGCTGGATTCCGCAACATATGTAAAAATGGTAGGAACTAGCAATCCTGTACGTATTGGAGCTTCAACTAGTAATGCAAATGGATTTAAAGGTAAACTAGATGAGTTTAGCATGTGGAGTGATGATCTAACTTCTGATGAGGCAATAGAGATATACAATGATGGTATACCAAATAATCTAGGTGTTCATTCCAATTATGCCGATACCATAGCATGGTGGAGAATGGGTGATGCATCTTCAGATACGACGTCTACAATTGTTGATGAAAAGAATAGCTATGATGCAGCTGTCAATAATGTTGTTTCCGGCGATTTTATTGATCCCGGCTGGACTCGACTAACAAATCCAGATTCTGGCTACACAGTAAGATTTTATGGTGTAAACCATATAGCCGATTATAAAGCACAAGAGTTCCTCGTAACCGGTACAATGACAAACGACGAAGGTCGTAAGTTTATGTCTAGTCATAAGCGAGTATATACAGGTGCGCACAGAACAAACTTTACCGGTAGCAGAATAGAGTTCGCAGATACTAAAATCAATTCTTGTAAAGCTTGGATGACTAGCATTCCCACAGGAACAATTGACAAACATAGCCTAAAAATAGGAAATTATGGTGCTGAATCGCCAACAGAGAACGCTTACCTATACCAAGATAGTATTAGCGGAGTTAATGTGCCACAGGCACAAACTTTAGCTCTATTGTGGGACTTTTCTACCGTCACGGGTTCTGATGCCAATGGTCAGTTCTCGGTAGAGGACGAAACGTCCGGAAGTGCAACCGATTCCCGTTTCGGCTGGTTAAGCGATGTGGTTTCTAGAAGACATACTGCAAGTGGCAGCTTCTTTAATGTTTCATCAACAGATGTGGTACAATCGTTAGACAGAAGCACATATCAAGCACAAGTTCCCGAAGTTTTACTAGATTCTAATTTAACTAGAATACTTTCAGAAGATGATGAATTCTTCAATAGAAACACCAGACCAGTAACTTATCATTTATCAATCGAAAAGAATATGTTTCAAGATATATCTGAAGAAATGTTAAATATGTTTGGTTCTGTTGTCTATTTTAATAAACTGATTGGCTCTCCTGTAAATATTTATCGTGGAGAATATAAAGAACTTAAAAAAGCAGCTGATCTTTTCTTTGAAAAGGTTGGAAATGATTATGATTTTGATAAATATGTAGATTACTTTAA